TATTTGCAGTAGCAGCACCCATACCGACAAAAGTATTTTGAGAAGCTGTAGTTTGAGCATCACCTGCCTGATACCCGACAAATACGTTCTGATCCCCTGTTGTTAGAGCAGTGCCAGCCTCATCGCCCAAGGCTACGTTAAAATTACCCCCAGAGGCTATTGAGTTACCTGCGTTGACGCCAAGGCGAAGGTTAGATGTACCTGCTGTAGTGGTTGAAAGCGTTCCCCCCGTAGATGGAATCACAACATTACCACCACTGGTAATTGAAAGTTTTGAGGTGGCCGCTTCAGACGCCCCTGTCATAAACTCTAAGCTGGTAGCGTTACTAGACGAACTAAAGTCGCCCTCTGAAATAGCCTGTATAGCCGCCGCAATTAAAATGGCGTCCGTTCCCGTGCCTTCGTTTGGCGCTTGGAAACTAATCTTACCCAGAACATCATCGGCAGCAATATCAGCCTCTGCCGTTTGCAGAGTTAACAAAGCCGTGCTGTTATCACCCGTGCCGGGGTTTTTAACAAACAAGCTGGGTACGTTTAAATCAGTAAGCGCATCAACTACCACTGCCCCTGATCCAGCACCATCTGAATAGACAGCTTTAGTGTGGCCGTTAGGAATGGTAACCGTAGCGCCAGAACCCTGCTTGATAATAATGTCAACAGACGAACCTGTTGTGGCGTTCTCAATAAACCACATCTTGCTGACGGTGTTTGGACCCAATGTAATGGTGCAAGTGCTATCCAATGAACCTGTATACTTTAGGAACATCGCACGACCGGGATCAGTGGCCCCATCCGCAATGGTCGTTGCGTGAGTATCGGCGTTAGTCGTAATAGCCTCAGTGCCAAAGGCAAAGGCTTCTGCAATTAATTCTAGGTTGGTGTTAGTTGTATCGCCCCAAGTTCCCGACTGTTCTCCAGAGCCAATTTCTTCTAGGCGAAGATCGTTTGTATATACACTTGCCATGTTATTATCCTATGCTGCGACAGCCGTGTTTAGAATGTCCTTCCAAGCAGGTGTCTGCGATGGTGTTATAGATGAAAAGTTCGAGTTTTGCGATGGGATTATATCCCCCCAAGTTGACCTTAGTACGCCAATTTGACCAGTCGCACTTAAACCCGTAACCGGAACGATGGCATTACCAACTATTGTGGTGCTGCCGATTGCCGAAGTCATTTGAACTTCAGTGTTGGTTGTAAAGTAACTGCCTAATGCAGATGTTCCCGCCACCCCAGTAGGACTAATGTTGGCCGCGCCAACAATGGTAACCCCGCCAACGAACCCAGTACCCGCAAGGCTTGTTACAGAAACGTTGGCCTCACCGTCGATGACAACAGCAGCACTGTTAACAGAAGCAGTCGCAGTAATGGGATAGGCAACATTGGTATTCCAAGTGCCAGTATTCCACCCTTGTATGGAGCTATTCCACCCCTGAAAGGCTGCGACCGAATCGGCCATTAGGCTATCCGAATAATCGCGTTAGAGGCGTCCGCAGTTGGAAATACAATCGTAAAGTCGCCAGAACTGGCAGCTTTATCTGCGCCAAAGTCCAATACGCATACGGTAGGATCACCAGAAGCGGCTTCGTTAAAAATTAACGCGCCCCGCACCGCCGAAATAGTAACCGTCGAAAACACCTCATCAGCAAAATCGGTAAGCGCGGTTGTGCTGCTTGCGACCGGAGTAACACTGGTCAGGAAGTTGCCCTTAGCGGTATAGTTTGTGCCACTGATTTCGTTGGTTGACGTATAAGCAGTGGTTGCAGCGGTGAACGTGGCGCTGTTATCATACAGTGCCAGTTTAAACTGATTACTTGCCGCCGTGAAGTTATGTACGCCTTTTAAAATCTCAACTTTAAAAGAAGTGCATAGAAAGTTGCCGTTAAAAGCCATCTACATTTTCCTTATATATTCGGCCAACGTAGGCTGACCAGCATCTTTTATTGCATTATATACCGTAGTTCTATCGCTTTGGATAGCCTGCCTCATGTACACAGAAATGATCTTTTCCATCTCGGAACGATATGCACGGGCCTGATCCCGTATGGCAGGAGGAGCGTTGTCAGAAACACCTATTATCTTGTTTACGCAACGCAGTGCAGTTTCTTCAGGGGTAAAGCCACGGTTGTCCGTAGTTTCAACACCCACTTTAAAATTGTTAGACATAGATACGCCAAAAGACATGCTATTCATTGTTTCGGCCTCACCACTTGTCCCGTTCGATATTCATCGGTAACTTCTTTAGATTCGCCCAGTGCCTTCAGGCCCATAATAGCTTCACCAAATCGTTTCTCGTACAACACTTCCATGTCTTGCTCACCTTTCATAAAGATGTAAGCTTCCATTAATGCGCCGTATAACATAGCAACTTCAGCGTTTTCACTAAGCCAAGAAACAGTGGTATCCGCGCCAATGGCCGATATAACCGCCGTTGCGCCGCTAATACTTCCCGTAATAGTTTCGCCAACGGTGTAGCTTCCGCTGGGTATTTCTACCACAATGCGCGTTGAAGTTGTTATAGAACTGACCTCGGAAGATTCTCCGCTAGTGCTGCCAGTAATAGTGTCATCACCCTCAAAAGTTCCCGAAACGTTTGTTAACGTCAGCGTAAAAAGACTAACGGTCAAACTGGCAGGCCTAAAGAAGTAATGAAGTTCTACATTGTACGAACTGTTAGGAGTTGGACCTATAATGAAGTGATCCAAGTCATACTGAGCGTAGAATCGAGGCGTTCCCGTTGTTGCAGGATTAGGGTTAAACGATTGAACAAAGTTGGCATCTTTAAAATCTAAAAACACCTGTTCACTGCTGCTGTCGGTGTAGCTTAACGAAAACGGTGCTAAGAAATCACTGGGGGCAGTCAAAAACTTGTTGGAAAACGTTAACGTACCCGCCGCATTGCGCTGAAACAGACTTAGCTGCACGTTCTTTAGAATGCGCTCCTCGGTGTTTCGTATAAAGATAGGCAAATTTCTAATAAACGTGGTTTCGTCGTTTTCAGTGTAGTCCTGAATAGCCTGTTTAAGCGTGGTATATGTGTAGCTCATGTTGTCACCGTGACCTGACCTATTGCGCCTTCTAAGGCCGCAGTATTCTTGATTTCAGTTGGAAGTTCCGCCGTTCCCGCCGAAGCCCAGTTGCCGTTTCCAAGATATTTAATCCCGTTAGTCGTTATAACCATGAAAGGCGTGTTTGTGTCAGGAAACTGAGGCCGTGCATCCTGCAAAGCTTCTGGATCAGAAACCTTGCGGAAAGGACCTAGTTGAGGCTGCTTGGCTTCCCATTCATCCCTGCCGACCAGCAAGCCGTTCCACTCTTTGCGCATGTCCCTGTACCGATACCGAAAACCGGACCGGTCAGAAATGGCATAGGCGTTCTTACCGCTGGCAAACTTTCCCATTAACCCGTCCTAAAGTATTGGAATTGTGGAACAACGTTAAACGAAGCTCTATCACGATCCTCTGTCATCGCACGTTCAAACTCTTCTTCATACATAGCCTTTAAAAGTTGTACGCGCTGCGGAGCCCGCTTAACTGCTATGTAATAAGCCAGACCCGCGGCCAAACACGGGTAAAACCTAAACGGCATGTCCACAGTATTGATGTATGTATCGGCGTCATCCATGCGCGTTAGCGCGTTATATACAATAACGTCGGTGCTGTTGTCAGGAGTCGGCCATATTTTTAAGCTAGGCGTTACCTGTCGGTCCAAGAAGAACTGATTGGGTTGGCCTTGCGTGGTTTTATTAGGAATCGTTAAGTATTCATCGCGGCTTAGGCGAGACAACGAATATTCCGTACCATCGCGTTTAGCTACCGCAGCTAGAATATCAATTATATCTGCATCAAGAGTGTATTCTCCCGTGCCTTGCACCACTGAAACCGTGCGTTGAGCAATAGTCCATTGGTTTAAACCACGGTTGGCCCATTCCGCCAACATTAGATTTAAGGACCTTTTTGCAGTCTTTAAATCATAGCCGGTACGAACCTCTAGGCCGCAACGCTCAAAAGCTTCTTCAATGTATTCTGCTACATCAAGTTCAAAATTAACGCTGCTAGATACGGCCATCTTAGTCCTCGCTGTAAATGTTATCAAATATCTGAGTTACATCTAACGTATAGTCTAAATCAGATTTAGAATAATGTACATGTTGCGAGGGCTTGAAGTCTGGCGCACCCTCTCCTGTCTCAAACCATGCCGGATGTGTAACTCTAACACGGTTGTTTGGCAGAGCAATAATGCTTCCGGTCCACTTACCCGCATC